AAGAAGATTTCAAGAAAATTAAGGGCGTACCTTACGATGTGAGAGTTGCTTTCAGTAAAGAAATTCCCATGGATATTGACGATTTCGGTGACATGGATCGGAAGCGTTCCAAGCATCGCCAGTCCTTCGTTCGCAAAAACCTTTCTATCGATCTGACAATGTCGACTGGTGATGCGATAGACATGGATGCGGAGGACATGACGGAGTATCAAGTTGAGTTTGAAATCATCGCCCCTCCTGATGTAAAATCCAAAAATGAATTGTTGAACATTGTACAGAAAGTAAATGATCTATTGAAGGTATTTTAGATAAGCCATTTTAGTACGAGTAAAATGGTATACCCAATTGTTGTAATTAAATTAAAGTCCCGCTGGGTGATCAAAAGAACCTGTCACATCGAGACCCTGTAGTTCAAACCCCGAATCAACGAGTTCAATCTGTTCTTCTTCCATATCTGGGAGAGGGAGAGGGGCGTCCCGCATAGGAACTGGTACCACATTCGCCTCAACTTCCACCTGTTTCACTTTCATGGGAGGAGCTTCCTTCTTGAGGTACATGATACCCCACACGATCAACATGAACACGACGGTGTGCAAGAGAAGGCCACCGAATTTGGGGCAGCCGTTGGGTCCAGCAACCCACTGCCCGAGAAGGCGACGCATAAGAATAAAAGTTTGGGGGTTGGCGACAACGAAGAAAATCAACGCGGACATCATCGAGATGAGAAACTTCTCCCGAGCCTTGCCACCATTGCACCCACATCCACAGTCTTTAAAGATACCCATTTATTTTACCTGGAGAAAAAAAATATACTTAAAGTTTTTGATCATATAGAATATACAACAACCCACTATGTCGCTTGCCATCCAAAAATTTTCCGAATTCAATGCCAGCAACGTTTCCTTCTCCAAACTTCGTAAGAACAAGAATGGGGGGAAAGCTGTCTATCTCAACAGTAGCGACAACAAAAAAGTATTCGTCCAACTCCCTTTCATGCGTTCCCCCTACGGTCTAAGTGCCTACACTGATGAGGCTACTGGGCGTACGAGTTATTCGTTAGATATCTCTTTCGATGCCGATAACGCAGAATCTGCACAATTCCTCGAATCCATGGCTGCACTCGATGATATCGTTGTAAACATGGTTGCCGATAACTCGAAGGAATGGCTCGGTAAAAAGTTCAACGTCGCCGTCTTGAAGGAGGCTCTTTACAAACCCATCGTCCGCCCTGGCAAAGAGCAGTACCCTGCGACCATGAAGCTTAAGATCCTCACCAAGAGTGATGGGTCTTTTGTTCCTGAAGCGTATAACATGCAACGCGAATCCGTGTCTCTTGACACGATCGAAAAGGGTCAGAAGGTACTTGCCATCATCGACCTCAACCAGATCTGGTTCATCGATAACAAGTTTGGTGTGACGATCCGTTTACAACAAGTACTTCTCGAACAGTCTGAGAAGCTTCCTTCGTTCGCCTTCCAGGGTCTAGACCTCCCAGGTGCGAATGACGCACAAGATGACATCGAGATGGATGAAGAGTGTGAAGTTGACGAATAATAAAATATCATTTTACAATAGATGAAAGACATTCTTGCTATAACTACTTTATTTGGAATCATTTACGGATCATTGGAACCTGAACATTTTGGTTTCGAGGGTGTCCTTGATCCATTCTATTTCTCGTTCACGACAATGAGTACCGTTGGGTACGGTGATTATAGTCCCAAGACGAACCTTGCCAAGGTATTGGTGATGTGTCAAAACGCGATACTGCTGAGTAAATTTGTAGCATGATTAAAAACCCATTGATAAGAAGATTCCATCTTCTCTTGAATGTAATAAAATCTGTATATAAATTAACTATGAATACCCTTGAGAGTAATCTCAAACAGTTCTTGAGGGGTAAGAAGGCATGTTCTCCAGGTGACTATTTGAAACTCCCACACTGGCCCAATGGACGAATGATCCCTGGTAAGGGTAAAATGCTTGGTCAGGGTCTATACGGTAAAGTGTACAGAGGAAGTGTCAACAATAATGGGCGTCGATATGTCGCGTACAAAGAGATCGATACCAGACGGAATAATTTGGGCATGGCCAATTTCGAATTTAACGTCGCGAAAAAATTGAAGGGATATGGCGTACCTGATATGTATCTCTACAAGAAGTGTGAAGGTATAGATATTCTCTATCTCGAGTATATCAAGGGTGGTGAATTAGAGAAATGGTGGAAGACCACCCCTTCGTTGGAGGCGAAGAAATCAGCAATGGTACAGATTTTATACAACTTGTACAGAATCAGACAGAAGTTTCCAGGGTTTAGACACCACGATCTTCATGGTGGTAACATATTGATTCGTCCCGTACCGGTCAAGAATATCACTATCAGATTACCTACTAAAACGTATACGATTTCAAACGGAGGGGTTGAAGCTGTCATGATTGATTTTGGATTATCCACTTTCCCTCGAATGTCGAACCCTATGATCGATGATGGTTCATACGAGCATGTAGGAATCTCTAAAAAGTCTCACTCACTTTACGATCTTCACCTCTTCATGAATACTGTTTTTAAATTCGTGGAGCAACCAAAAAATAAAGAAGATCGTCAGGTACACAATTTCATCAAGTCTCTCATCCCCGATGGGTATCGTGGTATGGAAAATACCTACGTGACCTTTTACCGTCTCGGAAAGGACTTCAACGAACAACACAATAAGGTCCTCCCTAGTTTCCAGAAAGTTTTGAGTAGTTCATTCTTCACTGGTGAGACACGTGTTGAAAGGGTACTACCAAAGCCTATAAAGAGAGCTGTGATCCTTAAACCTAAACCTAAACCGAAATCACCTGTAAACCAGAAGAATGCCATGGCTCGTGCCATTGCTGTCATGAAGGGTAAGACTGTCCAAACTCGAAAGAGACCAGGAGTTCCCGTTATCGCCGCGAAGCCGAAGAGTCCAGTCGTGCTACCGCGGGTATATAAGTTCACTAATAGAACCGGTAAAGATCGTGTCTACAAATCAAAGGCATGGTATGAAAAGGCATTGGCTAAAAATAAATCTACACAATAAGTAAACAATGCTCGCGTTCGTCATTCTCATTATGGTGAATGCCTACATTTTGATGAAAACGGGTGAATCTCCTGCTATTCAGGCGGCACCCGGTGAGAAAGGTTGGACTATTTTCGGGACCATGGGGTGTGGTTGGACTCGAAAACAACTGGAACACATGAAGAAGGTCAAAAAACCTTTCACATTTGTGGACTGTGATCAAGGGGGCTGCGACGGTGTCGATGCGTTCCCCATGACTGTTGACCCCGAGGGTGAAAAACACGTTGGGTACAAGGAGTTTTAACAACCACGAAGTACCATCAACGCAATGGAGAGAAGAAACGCCTCAAGCATGGTTTTGATGGGTTTCAGGACTGTGATGTGCTTCACCAGTGATTCATTCCAGAGGAATCGAAGAATAAACGTACTGAGAAGTGTGATGAATATATACAACATCACGAGTTTCACACGTTCTTCGGTCGTCTTGGCGGCAGCAATGTCACGGATCATTTATAATATACTAACATAATATAAATGAGTCGTCGTCCACCACCCCTTAGTGGGTCGGAACCCACGTTTACGAATAAGTACTGGGGTACTTCAATAGGTATAGGTAACAATAACTGTTACGCCTACGCCGTGGGAGACTATGAGAAATATCGTCATCAAAAGAGTGTTCCTGGTGATAAAAGTGGTCGTTCGAGATGGTATCACTCTTACACGAACTGTAAGAGTTTACCTCAGCGTGTCGTCTCCGATAACCCTAAAAAGGTATACGTCGTCAAGGGGAATACGAGATGTAAAACGGGGTACTATAAGGTAATGATGTTTGTGACCGGTAAAAACAAAAAGTCACCCTTCAATAATGGTGACTTCCATTTTTACAAACAGCATGGCCTGGTAGAATATCGTCCAATGACTGGAGATACGAAAACGAGTATCGCTAAATTTTTTAAGGTATCGACGCGTAAAATACCGACAGTAGTCGTCGGTAAATTGATGAAAATCCGCGTTGGTGTGTTCAGTCATAAACGTGGTTGGGCGACAGGTCCATTACTAAAAGATGCGAAGGGTCAAGTCATTAAGGATCCTAGGAAGGCGAGTAGAAATTATGGGGGTTTAAATTACAACACCTATTGTAGTTCATTCTGTGTGAAGAACAAGGGGATCAATGTCGGCAAGACTCGAGCCAATATCCAAAAGAAGAGCATCTAAATCTAGAACATCCTCCACATCAAATGATATATCAAATATATCCATCACATTGAATATCATATCCTCATTCATCGATATGACATTTGATGTTGTGTTATAATTATTCTCGACTGTCAAGGTCACCTTGAAATTGGACACATCGAATACCTTTCGACATGTTGGGCATGTATTTTTACCCTGATCTTTCCAGTGTTGTAAACAGTCTGAGTGAAACACGTGACCACACCGAATCGGTGGATTATTTCGAGTCGGTCTAACATCAGATAGACATATAGAACACGTCGACATTTCCCTTGTTTAAGCAATTAAACTTTTTTTAATATATACCCGCAACCTTGAGAAGAGGCTTGTCACATCGCTGACATTGACCATCGGCGGCAACCGTCTGTTCGTTGGTGACCATGTCGATGAGTTCGGGACCCTTGCTCTGGAGGAGTTGCCGGTACTTGTAGTTGTCGACGTAGTCGACTCCGTTGTTCGTCATGATGTAATTGTTCAAAAGACGGGAAGATGTGTTTATGGTGAAACATCTCCCATCGGCCATACCAAGTCGTTGAGACATTTAGTATAAAATTAGAAATTAATTTTGTTGTTGACAATTGTATTTGTCCACGGATGAAACTCTTTTTTCTTTAGTTCCTGAATCAGGTCCTGACATTTGTATCCCATGAAAACATCAAATACATCGGTGACCTGAGTTGGTGACACCCTGATGTTTGCACAATCGTTGATGTGGTGATTGATAATGTTATACGCGAATGCAATTTCTTTTAGTGTCTCGGCACCGGTGATAATGATTTTTCCTGTACTGAATATACTCGTAGTGATACGTTTCATATCTTCTGCTGGTTTAAACTTAATCTTAACAGCCGAGTATCGATCGGGTTCGAATGACACCTCGAATAAATCACTATATGCCTCAAAATGTTGAGCCGTAAGGTGAAGGTTAAGATTGTAGTTGAGACTGAAATTGGAATTGATCATCACGACTCTGAATGTATCCGGTGACAGTTTCTGCTCAATACATAAAACATCTGCGAATAGCATATTTAAACGGGTAACAACACGTTGACAATCAAAGAGATCGGAACACCCTGCAACCTGAATACTTCCATTGGGGAAAATCTTGATGGACTTGGTACTGTAGGTGTCCATATAGGTTAGAGTGACTTGGTTGTAAAATGTCGTAGATGTCTTGAGTGTCCACGGAAAGGGCATCTTTGACTGGAAGTCACGCATCTTATCATCTGGCTCAGCAAATAAAGCTTTAATCCCCTCGATATCAATCTTTACTTCTTCGCTAAAGCCAGAAATCATGGTGATGGTCGTGATCTTTACCCAAGAAGGCATCTTATCGGATGGAAATGTTTTCCTGAACTCATCGAGTGTCAGTAAGTAAGAAAACGTATTATTTGCAACCGGATGATACATGATGAATACAAAGTGTATAAAGTGTACATACTTAGGTTAAAGATTTCAGTACTTTATATTTTATGACTTCTATCCTTAAATCTGCACACGTCGTTCATGATGTAGATGAAGACCGCTCATACATTGAAATCTTATATTCTAAATATATCGGCGACGAAGGATATAAAACATTCGTCGATTACTTAAATGCTAAACCAATTGGTGAATGGACGAAGATCGTCTCACGTACACAATGTGTTCGTTATGAAAAATTCATCGATACCATGATCGAGAAGAATCTCGAAACGCAACAGAAGATGGCGAGTATCATGCATGAAAATATATTGAACTATATGTTCAAGAATATTAACACACAGATCAGACTCATGAACAGTGTCAAAATTCTGGATCCCACATTTACGCCACCTTTTATTAATAAGAGATGCTCTTGGCAGAGAGAGTTTGTGAATACTTTCTGCAAAGATATCTTACCGGATATCATCGAACGTTGTACGAATAGTTACCGTCTCGAACGATTTTTCAACGTCTTAAAATTAATAGAAATAGAAGCATGAGTACTGCTACTATCAGCATCCATCTAGGAAACACCCTCTTCTGTCCACGAACCTTTTCCACTAAAATCTTATTCTTTTTATAATCTGTAAATCCCGTGTCTATATTCCTCTGTGGGTGTAAGGGTTTAGACACTGGACACATCGAATCTTTTGTTGGGCCACTGAATGGTATACCGTGAGAATACAAAGAACCATCTTCATAGATCTCAAATTGGGCATCTTCCTCTACAGGTTCCTTGAAGGCCGAAAACTTCTCAACTCGACGCACTGTGCCTGGGCCTGAATGCACAAAGGGGTTGAGCCGATTCATTGAAGCTTCATCATCAAGCATACGTACACTCATATTGTTACTATCACATATTATAATTTTTTGTCTTGACCTTTTGTTTATGTTCCACCCACATCTTGTCTAAATCAACATTGAGCATATGTGCCAGTTGGAATAAATAACTGAAGACGTCCCCCATTTCCATCATCACATCCGTGCCACGCTCCTTTTTCAGATTCATTTTTTTGTATTTCTTTTTATACTGACGGATAGCCGATGCGAGTTCACCAAATTCTTCGGTGAGTAACAACCATACAGTGTCGACATTTACTTTGTCCCATCCCTTGGCCTTGCATACTTTTTCCGTCTCACACTTATAGTAGTTCAGGCTCATACTTACTGTATTAGTGAAAGTCAACTTTAATACACTTTAAGAGTATACTCATCATAATAGTATGACGGGTAAGCGATATGCCGATTTATTTTGTGGTCTAGGAGCCTTCCATACAGCATTCGATCGACTTGACCAGGGGTATGAATGTGTATTTGCATGTGACGTTGATGAACGAGTTAGAAGAATCTACAAAGAGAATCATGGGATTACACCACATGGTGACATCAATACGATTGACACAGAAGTCATGCCAGACTTTGATATTCTATGTGCGGGATTTCCGTGTCAGCCATTCAGTATCGCAGGTAAAAAGGAAGGTTTCAATGATAAAGATAAGGGTAATTTATTTTACAAGATATTAGACATAGTCGATCGTAAATCACCACAAAAGATAATTCTAGAAAATGTGAAAAATTTACATACTATACATGACGGTGAAACATTTAGAATCATCATAGCATCCCTCGAAAAACGCGGATATAAAGTATCCTACAAGGTATTAGACGCCAAAAATTATGGTTCTCCACAGTCAAGACAACGCATCTATATCATATGCGACAAGGATACACTGTATACTTTTAGATCGGTCAATAAACCAATCACGCCTGTGTCGAGTATTATCGATCACACTGTGGACAAGTTCTTCGACTATGAAGATAAATATATACTTGAACCCACAAAAGGACGCATGAAATATAAACTCATCAATAAGAAAACGGGAAAAGGTGGGCGTCAAGGTGAACGGGTCTATTCGATCGATGATTATGGACCGACTATATGTGCGTCATCTGGTGGTCCTGGTTCTAAGACAGGTTTATACGAAATTGGTGGGAAGATTAGAAAACTTACCATCAAAGAGGCACTTCAAATGTCTGGTTTTAGTCCAGACTATCGTTACCAACCAAAGGATAACATGTTGTTTTATATCGGCAACAGTATTGTTGTTACTGTTCTAGAGGAATTGTTATGGGATATATGATATCTAGGAGAGAAGGAACAATTTTGAATTGAACATCATTTGCACTTTTCCGTCCCCCATCACCACCCTTCCGTTGGATGGTGAACGAAGGTCCAAGCTCAACGACAGTCCTTGATTTCCTGATAGCAAAGTCATATTGCATCAGTGAATCAACAACATTCTCCATGGACGCAAACATGATCTTCTTACGTTTGGTATCCCGCTTATCCCACTCGGATATACATAAGATATCAGGCTTCGTACCATGACCGAGTAATGCATGCTCGACGAGTATCCGCTTGTTTTTATTCAGGGGTTCGAGTATATCGGGATTGAAAAGTTTTTTTTCCTCGCATCGCTCCTTGAGTAGGTCTGAAATACATTCCAAGTCGGGAAGTTTGGTTACCAGGTTGTCGACCGTTCCTCTCGATATTTGCTGAAACTGACCAGGCTTACTCTTTTTTACCTGGATACCTATGTCACCATTCGTCAGATCTATCTTACTTCGTCTGTCTTCATTTATTCGAAAGGTATTCCCTATATATGACGCAACCCATTGCTCTTCATTATAACCCCTCTTGGCGGTACTAGCGTTTGGTCGTTTCTGTGAAAGATACACTAGATTCAATGCACCCTGCAATACATCCATGTTTTACATACCGATCTGGTTAGACTTAGGTATCTTTTTTCCCATTGTACTCGTGTTAACAGGGCGATCCATTGGTCGAGCCGTTGATTCTATATCCTGTATGTATCCAATATACTGGGAGACACCTGTTTGGATCTGAGCCATGGCAGTCTGGATGACAATACCATTTAACGACTTCACTTGAGATTGTACACGGTTGTTATGGTCTCCAGCATTATTGATAAATACAACACGCATGATGGCGAAGAGGTCGTCTGGGTTTTGGTAATCAATTGATATCCCAGTCTTATCCTTGAAAGTCTGACGAATACCCCTCTGAAGAAGTTTTGTATTGAACTCTGAAAAGAACAAAGTGTTCAGGGGAGTCGAGCATTGCTGGATAGATCGAGCTTCCATTTTATATATGTCTCGAAAAAAAAACTATTCGTAAATATTAAACGATGATGTTTGCTGACTTTGACGAAGCCTACGCACCTACCATCAACAACATAAATCCAGAACCCGTGTGTAAGTCAGGTGAATGCTTCGTCGGTTCTTACCCTCCCATAACACCACCAGGTGAGGTTGGTCCTTTCTACACAAACACTTACCTTTTGCAGTCTGACCGCCGTAAGGAGGTCGCTGGACCCGTTCCCGTCCGTAGTCGCGATTTCAAGTAAGTTAAAAATAGTATAAGTATGTTAGATAGATGAGAGTCACTAAGCGTTCCGGTCATATTGAAGACACCAAATTTGACAAGGTCACCAATAGGATTTCAACGCTCACAGAAGGACTTTCTGAACAAGTAGACTGTTCAAAGGTTGCTCAACAGGTGTTTTCGTCTATGTATGATGGTATCACCACACACGAAATAGACACAGTGTCTGCCGAGATTTGTATCGGTATGATCACTTCGGACCCAGATTATGAAACCCTTGCCACTCGTATCGTTGCCAGTAATATCCAGAAGACTGCCCCAAAAAATTTACACATTGCCATGAAGAAACTACATGCAGCTGGTATTATCACGGCTGAAGTACTCGAAGTAGCTGCCCAGGTGAAGGATCAGATCGTGAAAGAGCGTGATTTCGATTTCGGGTATTTTGGCCTGAAGACTCTCGAAAAGAGTTATCTTCAGAGGGCCGATGATAAGGTAATTGAAACACCCCAATACATGTTCATGCGTGTATCGATCGGTATTCATGGACGAGACATTCCAGCTGTTATCGAAACGTATGACATGATGTCACAGGGTAAATTCATTCACGCAACCCCTACCCTGTTCAACGCTGGTACACCTCGACCACAGATGTCATCGTGTTTCCTGATCGCGAACAAGGAGGATTCGATTGATGGTATTTATAGTACACTCACTGAATGTGCACAAATTAGTAAATGGGCAGGTGGTATCGGTATGCACATCCACGATATTAGATCCAATAAGTCTCGTATCCGTGGGACCAATGGGCATTCCGATGGTATCATCCCAATGCTTCGCGTATTCAACGCCACGGCACGCTATGTCAACCAAGCTGGTCGTCGCAAGGGGTCTATTGCGGTATACCTGGAACCATGGCACGCCGATATCATGGATTTCTTGGAACTTCGTCTCAATCAGGGTGATGATGAGGCTAGGTGTCGTGACCTATTTTCTGGTCTATGGATACCAGATCTTTTTATGAAGAGAGTAGAGGAAAATGGTAACTGGTCCCTCTTCTGCCCCGATAAGGCACCTGGTCTATCAGATTGTTATGGTGAAGCGTTTGAAACATTGTACACAAAGTATGAAGAGGAAGGACTCGCGAATGCGACTGTTCCCGCCACTGATGTATGGAAGGCGATCCTAAAGTCTCAGACAGAGACTGGTACACCCTATATGCTTTACAAGGATGCTTGTAACGAGAAGAGTAACCAGAAGAACCTGGGAGTGATTAAGAGTTCAAATTTGTGTACCGAAATTATAGAGTACACCAACAAGGACGAGACTTCTGTGTGTAACTTGGCCTCGATCGCCCTTCCCAAGTATGTCAACAGGGAGGCGAAAACGTTTGACTACGAGAAGCTCCATGAGGTCACTAAAATTGTCACGAAGAATCTGAACCGTGTCATCGATCGTAACTTTTACCCCGTAGAGACTGCTCGACGTTCTAACATTAAACATAGACCTATCGGTCTCGGTGTACAGGGTCTGGCTGACGTGTTTAACCTATGTGGTCTTCCATTTGAGTGTGAAGAGTCTCGTCTCATGAACGTCTATATATTTGAGACTATGTACCATGCAGCTCTAGAGGCGAGTTCTGAATTAGCTGAGGTCGATGGTTCCTATGAAAGTTTCGAGGGGTCTCCAGCTTCTAAGGGTATTCTTCAACCCGATATGTGGGAAGGTGAGACCAAGTTCAGTGGGCGTTACGATTGGGACGCTATGCGTGAACGTGTCAAAACAAAGGGACTTAGGAACAGTCTCCTCCTGGCACCCATGCCGACGGCCTCTACGGCTCAGATCTTGGGTAACAATGAATGCTTCGAACCGTATACCACAAACATTTACCTTCGACGTACATTGGCGGGTGAGTTTGTCGTCGTCAACAAACATCTCGTCTATGCTCTCAAGAAGGTTGGTCTCTGGTCCAAGGATATGAAGGATCTCATGGTCAAGGCTGGTGGTTCCATACAGAATATCATCGATATTCCCGACGATATCAAAAAATTATACAAAACAGTATGGGAAATTAGTCAGAAATGTATCATCGATATGGCAGCTGACCGTGGACGGTTCATCGACCAGTCGCAGTCCATGAATCTGTTTATGGAAAGTCCTACCATGTCTAAACTTTCTTCGATGCACATGTATGCGTGGAAGTCTGGTCTAAAAACGGGTATGTATTATCTCCGCTCAAAGGCTAAGGCTCGCCCTATCCAGTTCAGTCTCGAGCCAGACTGCGTCGCATGTTCTGCTTAAAGTTTACGGAGTACAATAAGATATACCATGGTGATCAAGTTCGACCAAGTACTCGAGGATATTAAGATTCTCGATTATAATAACCGAAAGATCGTACTCTCCACACAAAAGAGCGAACCCGTTCGTTTTCAAATTCCAAAGATGTATATGCCCTTCGGTATTTCTGGTTTTACTCCTGAGATTGGGAATAAAAAATGGAATATCGATTTCTCAATGAGAGGTTTCGATGAAAGTGACAGTAACATCAAGCGATGCTATGAAGTTCTTGTACAGATCGAAGATAAAATCATTAATAACGTAGCGGAACAGAGTGAAGCAATCTTCGGGAAGAAGATGACATATGAAGAGCTTCGACCACTCTTCAACTCTAACATCAAAGAGACACCTGGACGAGAACCCAAATTTCGTGTAAAGGTTGATACAGATTTCGACGGTAAAATTAAACCATTGGTTTACGATCAAGAAAAAAAAGACATTAGGTGTGTGGCGGATGACGGACTTCATTCACGAACTACAGGATCGGCCATTGTTGAACTCAATAGCGTGTACTTCATGAATAAGAAATTTGGTTGTACCTGGAAATTATACCAGTTAATGGTTTCTGATATTCAACGCCTCAAAGGCTTTCAGATCATGCTCGATGATTGAGCAACAATATATGATAAATACCTTGAGCATCTTTTAATATTTTTCCCTGAAGCCTTATGAATGATTTCGGATTGACCCCAGCCTTGATCTTCGCCATTCGTACGGATTCATCCCATAACGCAAGTGTCATTATTACTTATTACATCTTTTTTATTTTCTTCTCGTACTCCTTGGATCCAACCATGGGTTGAAGCTTGAATCCATTCTTCACAGGCTTGAACACTTTCGTCATCGCCTTCTTTCCCTCACGCTTCATTCGATCTAACGCGGCACAAGAAGCCGCCTTACTCCGAATGTTTCCAGCTTTATCCTGCATCAAATCACTCTTTTTGAGACCACCTGAAGTTTTCATAGCGGTTTTGTGGAACACTTCCGCGCGGCTACCAATAGTCTTCATCATTTATATTACGCACGGAAAATCTTTTTGATATCGAGAATTGAGATTGTGCTTTTTCTCTCCTTTACTGGAATCTGATCTTCGATGCGTTTATCATGTAACACTTCTGCACATATTGTCGACTTGTGACCCTGGAGTGCCATCATACCTTCCTCGACTGAATTTTCGTAGACAAATTTCTTTACATACACAGTCTTCGTCTGACCACTTCGATGACATCGACCAACTGCTTGGAGTTCAGTCGCCGGATTCCACGAAGGTGCTGTAATATAGACACGAGTCGCTTCTTGAAGATTTAGACCCTGTCCACCTGACTTGATCTGAATAATCAACACGGCGTTACTCTCTGCCTGTTTGAAAAGGCGTATCTGGTCGAGTCGACCATCTTTAGACACAGACCCATCAATCCTGAACACTGGACCATTGATGTTTTTTTGAATATGGTTCATCTCTCCGGTGAATTGGCAGAAGATCAGTGCCTTTTCGTCTGGGTGTCCCTCTACCATTCGGAGTAGAGTATCCATCTTATTTGATTTACCAACCCATAATTCGGGTTCAGTCTCTGCCTTCTTGGCGACACCGTCGTAGTACATCTGTGGCCATATGCAACACTGCCTAGCTCGGAGAAGACACTCCAACAGTTCCATATTTTTTGAACTGATATTGGTAGTCGTTTTGAAAATTTCCTTGATCGTCTCTTGTGCATCTTCGAATACATATTCGTAGAGTCTACGCTCGTTCTTGTGCATCGTCAGTTCGACATTCTCAAAGTGACATTCCGGGATGTCGATCATGTCAAGATCCTGTTTCGTACGCCGAAGGATGTAGATGTCCTTGACCTTATTTGACATCCCCTGAACCAACACTCGTGGAATACCAACGAATTCGCATAACGATATAAAGTCGTTCATCGAGTTGAAGACTGGTGTCCCCGTGACAGCCCATCGAATGTCAGAACGGAGAGCATTCACAGTCTTGAAGAGTTTAGAGTTCCTGTTTCTGATTTCATGTGCTTCGTCGAGAATGATTCGGTCCCAGTGTACTCTATGAAGCCTCGACCCCATTCTTACCACTGAATACGGTGCAACGACGATATCGACAAGGCTGATATCAGTCGAATCACGTGCAGGTCCATCCCAAGCCACACACGTGAGTGATGGTGCAAACCTGGTAATCTCTTCAACCCACTGGGTGACGATTGATTTTGGAACAACAATCAATGTCTTTCTCTTCTTATTTCCCAACATTGTCGCGATCAACTGGACCGTCTTACCGAGTCCCATTTCATCACAAAGGAAACCACCCTTGGGTTTACCGATGTTGTTTTCCATAGTCAACATCCACATGACACCTTCTTGCTGATAGGGGGCATAGAGCCTAGCAGCAAGAAGAGACTTCGCGTTATTGTAAAGTTGTTCAATCATTTTTTACTTTCCGATGGAAAGTCAATTACTTAGGTACTCATCTTCAGACATTTCCATGATTTCACAGACGGGTGGGGGTACTTCCTTTTTCTTTCGTGTCTTCTTCTCCTTCGGTTTGGGTAGTTCATCGATATGTTCCCTAAAATAAAGCACCTTCTCCCAAAAGGCACGCATGACTGGGAGATTTGTTTTCCACCATTCCCTATCTCGGGGTATATTGACGACATCAAACTCTTCTGGTGCTGGCCAGTTAGTTTCAGCTGGCTTATACTGGATGAAGTCTGCGGATTCAAGATCTAGAATTTCCATACAGAGTTGAAGCTGTGGCATGTAATGTTCCGGTACCTCACCCGGAATGATCTTACGGAGTGGTGGACATTTAATCTCTACGAGCTTTCCGGATTCAGTCACACCATCGGGGCTTCCACCAAGCCAGTCTTCGACAGGGTGTGGACAGAGACCAAGTTCGTGTACAACTTCTCCATGACGTTCTTCATAAAGTATACGAGCTTCGTCTTCGTACTTTTCACCGTGACGGGTTGCCTCGTTCCCCATAAACTTTTCACCAAGTCCACACTTCTTTAAGAGAAGACCCGCAGGTGTTTCATATTTGTTCACACCTATGGCCGTCGCGGCATCACTCGCTGTCAACATCTTACCACGGAGGGCGAGCCACTCATCAGACTTTTGAGCAGCATATTCCCGTCCTAAAGCAGCCTTGACGTTGGGGTGCATTGTCTTATACTAGTTAAAGTTCATGTTTTTAAGTTGAATTACTTAGGCGGGTAGAAATAGGCTTGTGCGGCATTCTGCTCTGCTTGTTTTTTACTTTTAGCAAACCCTCTTCCCAAAAATACCCCATCCACATAGACATCAATCACGAAGATTCCATTGTCATGTGTAGTTACTCTATACTCTGGTAACGTGAGACCATTTGTTTGACAGTACCGCATCAGGTGATCCTTGTAGTTATCATCCACCATGATCAACTCTAGGTCGATAAATTTAGGATTTTCGTAGATGCGTAAAATAAACTGCTTTGCATGAGCGAGTCCAAGATCCATGTAAATCGCACCGATGAGAGCTTCGAATACATCTTCTAAAATTTTTGGATTATGATTCCAACCATTTCGCATACCTTTCTCATCCATCAAAACCCAATCATGGAGTCCTAATTTACAAGCAATCGATGCGAGGGTCTCACTTCTCACCAACTTTGTTCGAGCCTTGGTCAAGAAACCTTCTTGTCTATTTTCGTGTTTGTCAAATAAAAATTTAGTAATCACAAACCCTAAAACAGAATCACCCATG